GGGGGACCAGTAGCTGTCGCAAATGCCAACTCAGTTGTCGCCGTTAGGAACAAGGATATTACTATTCCTGACAGTGCGGAATGGGATGAGTTCGTTATTGAACAAGTCTACCGTTACCGCGCTGATACTGATTTTGGAGATTGCGGCTCTCCTCTTTATGTGAATGATTCTCAGAAAACTGCTTCCATAATCGGAATGCATGTAGCTGGGAGTTCATCTGAGAGAGTTGGTTTTTCTTCTGTGATCACCCGTGAGTGGTTGGAAAAGTACATTGAGGACATTGGTCACAAGTACGAGGTTGAGAGCATGGAAACCCAGTTTGGATGGACGGCTAACCCCGTAAACATCGAACAGACTGGTGACGTCCAGGTGGTTGGTCAAATAGAACCACACTCCATGGCTCCGGGGCGTATGATGGGTTCTGCCATCAGAAGATCGCCCCTCCATGACACTTACTTCAAGTCGCCAAATGCTCCTGCGCGGCTTGGTCCATTTACGGACAAAGAAGGGAATCGAATCGATCCTTTCGATATTGCGTTCCAAGGTTATTGCCCTGGCTTTGTATACATACCTGAGAAGGTTGTAGAAAAAGCTACGAGATCGCTTTTTGATTATCTCACACATAATTCAACCCAAGGGTGTGAAAAGTGTGTTTTGACGTTTGAAAAGGCGGTTTTGGGTGATGGACCTGGTAGTGCTTTGTCGTCGATTCCTCGATCCACATCGTCTGGTTACCCATACAATGTGACAACCAAGCCCTCGAATAAGGTCTATTTCTTTGGTGATGGTATGGATTTTGATTTATCCACTCCTGAAGCCCAAGAACTTAAACGAGAAGTTCACCGTGTTGAATTGTTAGCGATGCAGAATATTCGCTCAAATCACATCTTTACAGATACTCTGAAAGATGAAACACGGAAAAAGGCAAAGGTTTTCGCTGGGAAGACTAGAATGTTCAGTGGGTCGCCATTGGTCTATTTCATTCTTTGTAGAATGTACTTTGGTTCGTTCAGTAAGTGGATGATCATGAATAAGCTCCAGAATGGTGTGTCCATTGGAGTTAATGAGTTCAGTTCGCAGTGGGACCTTGCAGCTCGCCTTCTCAACCAGTTTGGCACCGGAAGAAATAAAGGTGCTGGCGATTTTGAGGGACTCGATAAGAGAGAGCTACCTATCTTTCACCAATTTCTTGGAGAAATGGTGAATGAGTGGTATGGTGAGGACCCTGTGGGCAATCGAGTTAGGTCGATTTTGTTGCTTGACCTGACAAATTCTCTGCATGTGAATCGTGGTATTCTCATGTATTGGCATGGTTCTATGCCAAGTGGGCATTTCCTTACGGCAATGTTCAATAGCTTGACTGTACAGTTGATGTTTCGCGTCTGCTGGCACTGGGCTGTTGAATGCCGTCTAGAAGGATCCCATGATTTCAACAAGCATGTCTACCTCCTTGTTCTTGGAGATGACAACGTTTTCTCTGTTCATCCTGAGTATGTTGATTATTTCAACGAAAAAGTGATTGCAGAACAGATGGTTAAGCTTGGCCATGTCTACACAAGTGCTGATAAAGAGACTGTGTTGACGGAAAAACTCCATGATCTCACCGAAGTTACGTTCTTGAAACGGAGGTGGGTGTATGATGAAAGGACCGGACGATATGTCGGGCCTTTGGCGCTAGACTCAGTGTTGGATATAGCAAACTGGGTCAAAAAGGGTGGAAACCCAATTGGCGACACGGAGAACAACGTACAAGTTGTTCTTCACGAGTTGGCTTTGCACGGGAAAAGTGTCTTTGACTACTGGTGTTCTAAAATACTAGCAGCTATAGACAACTGTCCTGGGATGCAGCGACCCGAGTCGTCCTCGTTCGAGCGTTATTACCAACAGGTGATGATGCGTGGTGAAAGTTATTGGATGGATATGTTCAACAACAATTACTACCGGAGCTTTGCTCCCTCTGAGGACCTGCCCGCCTCTGATTACGACGTGGAGAGAGACAATACTCCGGTCATACAACCTCAAAGCGGACGCTTAGGCATTGGCAGAGGGGCTGCGCTATTTAGCGTTACTTCCAGGATGGCCCTTGCGGCATTCCCGTATTATCCAGGAAACCGGAGAGCGCAACTGGGCTTAGCTGGGTCCTACGCGTTCAGATCAGCTGCTACAACCACAAGCGAAGGCGAAATCCCGCCTGGAAAAGAAGGTCTGTTTGCTACCCAGCAAACTGCAGAAGTATCAGGCTCGGACCTGAACTCAAACACGACAACTGCGACCAATGATGCAGGAGTTGTGACAAGCACGCGCGTTTATACACCGCTGTCTAGTGAGCTTTTAAACTCAGCGAGGACTTCAGTATCGAACGAGATCGCGTCGTTTCTGGCGAGACCAAAGGTAATCTCGGTAGGAACGTTAAACACGACGGACACATTTGCTGTCCCTAAACTTACCCGAAAGATTCCTAGTGATTTTATCAACTTGGATGATATTTGGGGGCGTAAGTTGCAGGGAACATTTGGGTTCAGAGGTGAATTGCACCTCACCCTCCAGATCAATGGAAACAGATTTCAGCAAGGAAGATATATGCTGGTCTTTTGTCCGACTGGAGGAGCTAGTGCGAACGGCACCAATGTGACTGCGTTTACGCGTGCTCACATGGCTACACTCACAGAAGTTACACAACTTCCGCGGGTTGAGATGGATGTCAATTGTGACACCGAAGGTAGTCTGGTGATTCCGTTCCTCAATGTGCAAGGATGGAGTGTTGTGAAAGTTGGCT